AACCACCTCTGCTCGTGCGGTTCGACCTATAGGGCCACCCATTACAGCGCCACCCACGCCGCCCATTACTGCGCCAACTGTTGCCGCAGCAAGTACATTAAATAAAGACTCTTCTACCGTTCTTAACTTTTGCGTTGGAACCAAAGCAGCCTCCTGCACCGCTTGGGATGCAGCAGATGCAAGGCCTATCGAGGCTGCGCTGCGAAGAGCGGAGTAGCCAGATTTGGCGGACTTATAAATCGCACCGCCAGGAAGCAATATTGTTGGGTCTACAATATTTGCCAAGATCCCCAAAGCAAAAGAGCTTGTCGGGTGGTTCGCCATATTCTCTCTATCGTTAATCTCTTTTCTTATTTTGTCGGCAATATCACTGACGTCTTCAAGGCTTTTTGAGGCAACAAATTGATCTCGATAAGATTGCATGTCTTCTGGCACGTTATCAAAGTAGTCAAAGTCCGGGACTGCTTCATTTGCCTTGAGCTTTCGCCCCAGCGCTTTATCCTCAGCAAAAGACCCAAATATGTTTTCTTGTCGCCATACCGAGCCGCTTAGACTCAAGGCAACCGTCTGGTCATACTGAAAGCGAGGGTTAATCGTATCAGCTGGTGACGAGTCAAGCAGGCTCGGGCCAAACTCTTTAACGTCGATGACATCATTCATTTTCACCTCTTGCCTTTACGCGCCCCTTTATTTGCTCGGACCTTTCCCTCACAAACTCTTTCTTTTTCATGCCTCTTTCAATTTCGCGCATTGTGCCGCCAGGAACAAAGTTGTCCATGATGAAGCTTCTTGGGTTTTCTAAGTCAAATATTGCACCAGCCTCTTTCTTTGAGACTTCATCAATGGTCTTATTTGTCATCTCTTCAGCGACAGACGGCAAGAACTCTTCGAATGGCACCACGGCGAATTCGGCCACACCGCGAGGATTAAATCTGTCAGGCACAGGCTGCGTAATACCAAAATCATCTTTGTAGTACAGGCCGTATGTCACGCGCTCATTGTTTCGAGACATGGTGGAGGCATCAGATTGAATAAAGACTTGCCTTTTTGTGCCGTCAATAACCAGCGATGGGACACGCCTTGTGGCTCTAGCGAGCGCACCTGTAATACCGGAAGTGCCCGCACGCTCTGTACCAACAAACGAGACCAAAGGTGTTGTCATTAGCTGTTCTTGTGAAACACTATCAGGAATTCGGTTACCTTCTTCGCCCCACTGGACCTGAACGCCCCCAGTGCTGCCGACATTTATCTCTCTGGAGAGCCGATTGGCCTCCCCTACAAGGGCCTGAATATCCTGCTGGCTTGCATCTGGGTTTTGCCTTAGCTCTATCAGCTGATTTGTGACCGCCTCAAGCGCCTGCCTGTTCTCGTCAACCTGACCCGCAAGCGCCTGCGCTCTCTCATAGTTGTTGGCCACTTGATTGACGGCCATGGCCACCTGGTTGTCGAACCAAACACCTTCGGTTGACAGGGCAACGGTCTTCTCTGGCGGGTACCACATTAACTGATTGTCATCGGCGTATTTGCTCTTGCCTACAATATTAGTCATTTGGCGCTTCGTAAACTCTTGAGCCTCAGAAAGTGTGCCCATTTCCATAGAGTTAATTCTAAGTAGGTCGCTGTACGCTTTAAATATTTCAGGGTTATTGCTCGCGTCACCATCCAAGTCTTGCTTAAAGCTTCTTTTTAGGTTCTTCGCGCCTTTGGTCCCGCTATAGTTGTTCTTGAAGTTCGTCAAGCGTGACTGCCTGGTAAAGTCGTCGACTTCTAATATGTTCTTCTTGGAACGTTCCATTGCGAACTCAGGGGCCAATCCGCCACGCTCTGTCTGTAGAAGAGCCGACATCGCAACCTGCTCTGCCCTCTTATCCATAGAGAGTGCATTTGAACGATTAAGATTCTGACCGTCTCCAGCCATTCTCTTGTATGCAATCAACGCCTCTGACGCATTACCCATGGCTTCACCTTGCGACAAGAAGGCATAGCTAAGCTCTTGATTGAACTCCGGAATAGGAGTGTTAAAGTTTCTGGCGACATCAGCTTTATCGACAAGAGATAACTGCGTATTCTCGTTGCCAGCGGCCTCTCTTTTCATGTCCAGCGCGCCATCGAGCATCATGTTGTAGCTGGCGTCTTTTACGTCAGACGAGGCTCTTGCAGCTTTTGCCGGGTCAAGCGCATTGTCTTTTAGAAAGCTTTGAACTTGGACCTGTTGCTTGTTTGCTTTTAACTGGTCACGGATAAATCGCGTTTCAAGCTTTGTGTAGCTAAGCGCCGACATGTCATTGCGCGCTTCCTCAAGGTCCGAGACCGACTGAACCTGACCGGTGTCCAGCATTTGCGTCCATCTGGCAACGTTGAGCTGCTCTTGCTGGTTAACAAGCCTATCTTGCTGTCCCTTTAGCTTTAAAACCTGGACTGTCGCCTGGTTCCATTGGTCAAAAGACATGCCATCAGGTTTAGACCCAGCCAGCTCCATCAGAAACGACTCTTCTTTGCCCTCTACTCTTGACTGTAAGTATTCTCTAGATACAGTCGCAGAGATGTAAGTGTCGTTCATCGCCTCGAGCGCATCTGCATGCTGCTTTGGGCTTAGAAGGCCAAGAGCTTTCTTGTCTGCCAATAGCTGTTGAACACTTTGTTGTGATTCTTTGGCGCTATCTAAATCTCCACCCATCGTGGATTCGCGCAGCGTTTTGATACTTTCACTAATCGCATAGTTAAAATCATCGTCTAGTCTTTTGGTGTTGAAAGACTGAACCTTTCCACCTACAGCGCCCTGCGTGCGAATAAAGTCTTGCGTTAACCTCAGCCCGACTTGTGTTTTAATTGCCGGGTCAACGCCTTCCAGCGTTCCCTCAAGAACACCCTGAGCAACCTCGTTGAACTGGGCCATTGTGTTTGAATTAATCGTGCCAGGGGCCGTCATTCTTACAGCCAAGTCAGAGAGTTGTTTGCCAGCATTAAGTGAAGCTAAAGTTCCCTGCGTGTTCAGGTAGGCATCATTGTATGCGCGTGTTGCAGCGCCAATGCCAGGGGCCAGTGTTGATGTTTTGCCAGCAGCCGCATCATCTGCGCCCTGCCTTTTTGCAACCTCAACGCCAGCCTTCACAGCTACAGAGCCAGCAATATCCGCAAGACCTAAAAAGGCTTGTGAGATACCGCCAAACCCCTGATTGGTTGGAAGCTTGACGCTCTTCTCTAGGGCTTGACGCTGTAGCATCTGTAACTTTTCAGTCATGGTTAAGCTCCCCCGCCAGCACCAGCGCCACCGCCAGCACCGCCACCGCCACCACTAAAGGCAACCGCATTTGTCGCAGAGCCAATCAAGCTGCTAATTGCAGAGATGTTTTGCCCCAAAGCGCGTGAACGAATGTTAGCTTTGTTTGCATTGGCCGCCACATCAATAAATTTCTTCTGGTTATCAATCGCTTTTTGGTCTTTCAAGTAGTTTGAAACACTGCCCGCTGCGAACTGACGAACAAGAGACCCCCCAGAGCCTGAGCGCAAGGAAGAAAGCGCCAGCTGAGAGGCCAAAGCTTGCCGAAAGTTTTGCGTCTGCGTTAAGGCCTGGTCGGTGGCTTCTAATTTCGCGCGCTCTCTTTCAGCGTTTACTTGTGCTAATTCTGCTTTCTTTTGCTTTTCGTTCATCACAATGCCAGCGCCGGTCGCAACCGCCTGGCTTGCCGCTGCTGCAATAAGAAGTGTACTTACTCCGCCATCTGCCATTATGAAATCTCCAATCTGTAGCCAATACCAATTATAGTCATCGGCTGTGGGAGCGACTGACTAATTTCTATTTGTGTTCGAGGGTTCCACCCGGACATTGGGGACACCTCGTAAAATCCTGTTTGCGCCACAGGTCTTTGGTCTAATATAAAGTTGTTCAAATGTAGCGCTGGCACCTCGAGCCCGTTCACCGTGACATTTAAGGACTCAAAGTAATCAACAAACACGCCTTTGATGTGTTTCGGGTTGTACACGTTCTGCGAGTAGAACTCTCGGCCCACAACAGGCATCGGCACCAGCCTTGGAATGTAGTTTAGGCCAACCTTTACATCACTTGACTCCACCGAAACGGTTATCTCGCCCGATGCATCAACGAAGTGAGGTCCATCAGGGGCGCCATCAACGAGTGCATACACTTGCATGCCCTGAAGATGGTCGAGCCCCGTTACCAACCCGACTGAGCTGGAGGTTGTGGACTCGCTACCATCGGTATAAACGCTAAAATCTACGTTCTCAAGGTACAATCTTGTCGCCGTGTTTGTGAGAATCTGATCTTCTATTGGCGCTGTCACCAGTGTCTCGGCTGTCCGACGAATTCTTATCCAGAACTTTGTCTCTGGAATTCCAATGGTGTCTTCTGGCATAACTGCGCCGCCTGTCAGATAGTCTTCGATGTTTATCGGCGACCATTCTGACGTGTCTGCGTCTAGAGACCATAAAATTGTTCCTGCTGCTGAAAAGCCTGTTGTGCCATCTGTGACAGAAAATGTTGTCCACGCACCATCAGCGTTTAAGTATTCAAATGTCGGGGCAATCGTGGCGCTTGCAACCGTGTTCAAAGCAACCGCCAATCTGTAAAAAGGCTGGTCATGACCGATGAGCAAATATTCGTTCTCAGCGTTGAACAATGTAACGTCTGTTCCTGCGTCAGCCGATGCCGCTGTGATGTCTGTGAAGCTTTGAAAGTCTCGATTTGCTGTGTAGACATTCGTCAGCGTACCCGCTGTTGTCGTGCCCGTTCCAATGTTCCGCTCAACAATCAAAACGCCGGTGTCGCCATTGGAAAACGTATGTTTTACTCGGCCGCGCGTCGAATTAATTGTCCAGCCCTGAACCTGCTGGCTGACAAGGCTTTGAAAGATTGAAAGCTGCCCATCTGTGTTGGCAACCATCAAGAAAGAGCCATCGTTCGTCTCAGGGCGATAGACAGAGGTGCTCACCGGTACGTTAACAGCTTGTGGCGAGAATAAAGACGCATCAATTACATTGATAGAGCCGCCCGCAATATCATACTGCGCTGCGTTTATTTTCTGCTTATTGCTGTCAACATAGAAAACCTGATTATCCAGTATCTTTGCGCCGAGCTCATCTGCACCAGAGGAGTCTTGCTCATTCAGAAATATCGTTGAGGCAGTGACGGGTCTATCAAGAAACATAGAAGAAGAGTAAATACTTGAAGCACCAAGAACAACCAAAACCCGAGCGCCAACAATATCTTGGACCTCGTCGTTTCCTCCTGAGTTGACAGATAAAGAAAAAGAGTTCGTATCGAGCGCTTCAGAATCATCAAAATTGTAAAAATCCCCCGAGTCAGAAAAACTTACAAAGCTCTTAATTGCCAAGGTTCGGCCTAGCACCAACCTGTTTTGGAAAAAATCGCCACGTGATGGCCAGCCTCTGTCAGCGCCCGCAGGCGTTCCGCCGCTGGAGTTGCCCCAAGCCACTTCTTCGAGCAGTGCGCGAGATCCTTTAATCGCCGACGTTGAGTTAAACGATTCGATTGTATCGCCCGTTGCAATTGTTCCCCCAGCATTGACAGACGTGATGCGCATAACGCCACCGCCTCCCACGAATAAACCGCCAACATGGCCAGCTGTAAAAAAGGCGCTACTGCCAGTCAATGTGATGCCGGTGCCTGACGTGGCGCTTGGCGTGAAGGTGTCAGAGCCACCGCGATAAGAGGTGCCATCAATAATGCTAAAGTCGTACGTCGGTCTGTTCGCAAAGGTAATCGCAGTTAGCGCCCATGTTGTGTCATTTGTTCTTGTCAGTTCACGAGGCTGAATGTTTTCATGAAGAACAATAATCCGGCTCTGTGCGTGCAACAAATAGACATCGCTAATCTGAGCTGACGTATATGCCGTCGCTGCTACCGTTGTCTGCAGCGCGCCGTTTAGATAAATATCGAAAGCAGAGGTCGTTGAGTTTGCTCGCATAATAATGACGAACGTTTTTTCAGGTGAGAACTCAAACACAATTCCGTTAATCGTGTCGGCATCTGTAATGGGGGAATTTGCATCTGCGACGTTAATCATCGTGGACACATAAGTTGTGCCAAAGCGACGACTGCTGCCACCTTGTGGCTGAATCAGCATGTTTCTAGCAACGCGAGCGCCTTTGTAGTAACCCTCGAAGTCAGCTCTTGCCAACAGCTTTGGGTCTAACTCGCCTAGAGAAAATACATTCTGCAGTTCACGAATAGGCATTATCGATACCGCCCCCAACCTGAATTGTTGTAGCGAGAGCCTCGCACCTCAAGCCAAGGATTGCTTTGAATCCCAACGCCTGGAGAGTTTTGTCCGTCGATAAACATCGCTGTAGCCCTGGCGCGTTGCGTCTTACCTTCTAATATCTGCGCAAGCTGTGGGTTTTCAGCAACAGAAAGTGCCATGTCGGCAGCGATTCTGTATGTAATAAAGATTTTAAACGCAGCGGACCAGCTTGTGACTGGTGCGTCATACGCATATTCGAGCTTTAGTTCGCCCGCTGATGATGTGTAAATTCTGTTTTCAAATATTTGAAATCGTACGTTTGGGAATAAACGTGATACGCAAAGCAAGTCTGTCGGCAAATCATACGCCGTGCTCCATTCTGCAAAGTCAGGGTCAAAGCCTGCAACTTGAGAGAGCTGAACTTGTTTCTTCGCGAATTTCCAGTTGTTTGAACCGAGCTCACCCGGAACAAGCATGTCATACATTTTCTGTACGCTCAGTGCGAACTGGTCTGAATCTGATATAGACGTGAAGGGCTTTTTACCAAGTATCAGCGCCGCATTTGACTGTATTTCTATTTCCGTCGTTGGACCTGTAGACATGGTGCCTCCTCACTTGTAAAGAAAGAGGGGGCGAACCCCCTCATCCGAGCTATACGCTAGCAACAACTCTGTAGAAAACATTTACTACAAGAGGTGAATCGCCAGCAGCATATTCGCCATCGCCTGTGTTGTGAAGCACAAGAGCCTGGTTAGCAGCAGCAGCATTGGCAACGATTGCATCTAGAACAGCTAAGCCACGAGTAGTCGTGTCAGCAGCTTGGTCGATGAAACCAGTCGCTTCGATTGCTGTAGAAACAGCAACGCCAGCACCATTGGTGTATTTAACAGCCATGTTGTCAGCAGTTTCTGTGTACTGAGTTGTGTTGTAATCTAACTGAAGAGCAACGCTTTCTAAAAGAAGCATTCTTCCAGCACCAGGAGCGGTAACCAATGTTTTTGGAGTAGCGCGCAATGCTAAAAGTTCAGCAGAAGTTACAGTCACAGCAGCAGAGACAGAGCCAACAGACTCGCCCAATGTTACTGTTGTTGAAGACGCAGCAAGAACTTTAAAAGTCCCTGTTCCATCAGATGCAGCAACATAAATTTGGTCGTCAACGCTCAAAGAGCCAAAGACAGCCAAGAAGTAATCAGCAGCAGTAATGGTTGCAAGAGTGTCTGTTGTTGAGCCGTAAGACCACAAGCGTGGGCCAGCAGCAGCACCAGAAGACACGTTATTAAAACTATTTATTGCAAAAGTCATGATGATGCTCCTTAAGCTGTTTCGTCGATGTCGATTTTAATGATACCAGTAGCGTCGATAGCAACCGCGTTAGCTTTGAACAAGCTAGAAACAAGGTAACTGAGTTTTTCAGGTACATAGTTAATTTCAGTGCGGAAGTCGATACCGATACCCATACCAACAGACATTTTGTCCCACATGTAGCAAGAACGAATGTTGCCGACTTTAGTTAAGCCGCCTTCAGTCATGTTGCCAAGAACGCGCCAGTTAACACCAGCAAGTTTCAAGCCAGACAAGCCGCCATTTTCGATAACGCGAGAGTTAACAAAATCAGATGATGTAAGTTTTTCTTCATCAAGTAATTTCTTTTCAGCTTCAGCAGAAATCAAAGCGTAGATTCCGTTGTCGCCAGCGTTGTTTTGGTGAAGCTGAGAGATAGCGTCACGAACTTTAGCGTAAGTGAAGTTAGTACCACCATTTACAATTGTGTTCACTGTGCCAGAAGCATCAAGCGCGTCGATTGTCATCTGATCCATACGACGACCGATAGACATAGCAGAAGTTCTAACTAGTTCCATTTTCTCGTCAAAGTTAACTTCTTGTTGAGCAAAGATATCTGAGTAATCAGACGCATGCCAATCTTGAAGATTTACAGTGATAGGTGTGTAGGTAACATTCATTGGAACAACATCAGCCTGGATAGCTTTTTGTTGAGCTAAGCCTTCGCCAGACTTAGGAAATTGAACAGTTTCGCCGACAACGTTATTACGAATACGGATAGCGTCGCGTGTTTTAAAGCCACGTGATTGAAATTCTGCGTGTACATCACTCGCAAAATCGGTAATGGCTACATTGGGTAAATTCACAGACATGTGATATCTCCTAACAAATACAAAAAAATATGTTTATTTTTTGCTTCTTTGTTTTGGGTATCCTGTCGCGTTTCTTGGTGGGGTCCGGTAGGAGTATCCCGAAGTGCGCAGGGCCAAATCATTAGCAATTAATGACAAGAGTACCCGCGCAAACGGATCTTGAATCTACATCTATTCTAGCATCTATAGCTCAGAATTCAACGTTACTTTTTACGCTGTTCCTCTCTTTTCATCGCGTTTTGAAGCCTGTTCTGCACTGATGTTCGATAGTTCACATCTTCCTGGTATTTGCCCCAGTTCTGCGTCTTCTCATTAATGACAGTTTTTGATGTTTCATATTCAGGCTGCTGCGCACCATAGCCCTCGGAGCTTGGAACGTTCGACTTCGGCTGAAACGCCATGATTGCATTCAGCGCATTGATGTCTTCAGCGGTTGCCATCCACGACTTAATTGTCTGTGAGACCTCAGGGTTAAACGTGTTATCAATCCAGTTACTTGCTTGAGAGACGACTTGCTTAGCGTTGGGCCCAAGCTTTTTAAGCTCTTCAGCTGTCTGCTCTTTATTCATTGCTGTTTGAATCTGTGCAAACTCATTCGCAACACGCTCAAAACCAGCCTGACTTAAGTTCAACTCTTTAAATGTCTCACTAAAATGCTGAAGAAGCGGGTCATCTTTGGCTACACCCTCCATGCTCTCAAAGTCGTACCCATCTTTCGGGGCACCTTTGATTTCACCTAAGCGCTTCTCAAGCTCAGTGTATGCCTTGGCTTGCTCAGAGACTGACTTGTATCGCCCTTGCAGCCATTCCGGCTTATCTCCCTGGCCGTTGACGCCCTCCGCCCACTGCCACTCACTGGGTTGGCCTTCTGGCTGTGCTTGGCTTGGCTCGCCCTCAGCAACAGGCTGAACAGAATCAAATAAACCATTGCCTTCAGGGACATCTGGCGTAGCCTCTTGTACTTCTGGTGCTGCCTGCACCTCTTCTGAGTTCATCATACTTCACCACCAGCATTGTTCTGCTTCATCTTCGCCTCATGCGCTTCTAGTGTCGTATATATATTCCGGATGAACGAGTTTGCACCCTCTCTGAAGAAGGCCGAGTTAGCATCCTTTGATGGATCAGCAACAGGCAAGCGAAACACAAAAGATTCGCGAACAAGATCCAACCACTTTTCTCCAGGTGTTCCCTTTTTGAATACATCGTACGTCAACCCTCTGAAGTACTCTTCCTTCTGCATCATTTTCGCGTGCTGCTGCGCCTGAAACGCCTTTCTTTCATCTTCGGTCATAAAGTCTTCCTTCCTTACCTAAAAAACATCTGTTGCGCCTGGCTCTTGAGGGCCTGGTTGCTGTTGCTCTGCCGCACCTTCTGCCATTTGCAGTGCTTGCTGTATTAGGGCCTCAACCTGGTCTGAGTCTTTAATCAAATCAAGCTGTGTGTTCAGCTTCGAGCCAATCCATCTTGGAAGCTTCGGAGCGTCAAGCAAGTTAATCGCAATCCCAGGCGTGAACATGCCCGCCAGGATTTGATAAAACTCAACAAATGTTTGAACGTCGGTTGTGTCCTTAGAAACAGAGAGTGGTGTTGAGTATGAAATCGCAACCTCTCTACCATCAATAGTCACTGGAGCCATCAATCCCTTCTTCTTGAGGATGTAGATGACACGCTTAACAAGTGGGTCAAACAATTCACGTTGAACACGCGAGAACGCAGCGCCAGCATTTTCTCTGAGCTCATTTTGCGTCACAGCAACTTCCGTTGCGGTTCTGACGGGGCCGTTCTGCAGTGGATTAAGCGGCTGGGCCATCATGATTTCATTAATCTGGGCTCTCAGGTCGTTTACAACCAACGCGCTGAACGAAATATCGCCCCCACCTGGAAGTGGCGCAATAGGCCAAGTCTCTGTCCCGCCCGGGTTTACAGAGATAATCGCATTCGGCTCAACCTTAAAGTTATAAGGGTTGATAATGCTATCTGTGTAAGCCATATACGGAGGATTCGCAGCCAATGCAGCGGATTTTAACTCGTCTTCAATTGCTTTATTGATTGTCGCAGCCGTTGGCACAGCATCAAGCGCAGGTCCACGTCCACGGTCTTCGCCTGGGTAGCGAGACCATCTAAATCCAATCCACGGCCAAGAAGTCATTTCTTCTTCAAGCATGATTGTTCGAGTGTGTGCGTCGATTACGTAGTAGCGATACACTTTCTCTTTGAAATCATAGTAAGAGATTTCTTTAATGTTGAGCTTGGGGTCTTTCTTGTTCTCAATAGCTTCGGCAGGAATCTTCAGGTTGTCGTTCCAGATTGCTTGAGCTTGGTCGACCGGCACATCAGGCCAGGTTCTGAAGAATGCAGATAGGTCGCCCATCTGGTCTGACTCAAAACCAATCTTGTCGCTCGGCACAGAGCTGAACATTAATGGGTCGTCTTCACCGCCTTCATTAATCTGAATCACGCCCGTTGAAATAGCCATATCCATGAACGCTTCATGAATAACTAAGTCGAAGTTCGATTGACGCAAGTAGAAGAAGAACGTCTCAGTGATTGCCTGTAGCTCACGTTCTTTCTCTTCTCTGTCTTCTTCTGGAATCTCACGCCCAGGGATTAGCTTTAACCAGTCAACCTCGGGTGGGAGCAATGCTTTAATCATCCGGTTAACGAACTTTCTCAGCGCAAGAACAAGCGTATTGTCATAGACCTGCTCGTTCTGCATGTTTCCGCGGGATGTTGTGTTGTTAAAGGGGTTGCGGTTTGGCAGCGCATAGAAATAGGTGGTATCTAGCAAGTCGCGCCACTGAGCGGTTTTCTCCATCGCGCGGTCATGCCGCTTGAGAAGTTGTTGTACTTTTTCTTCGCTCATAACCTACCCTAGTGTGTCTGAAGTGCCTGAAGAGAAAAATCCACCACCAGCACGTGCGCGAACTTTGCGAATAAACAGACTTTGTGAACGCTCTCTTTCACGCTTAAGTCTTTCTTCAGCAGATAGTCTTGCAGCCTTGTCGGCAGCCGCGGCTTCATCAGCCCTACGCTCTGCTTTCTTAGATGATTTTATTGTTCCAGCCATAATTCCCTCACGCTCACTAAGTTGGGATGCTTTTTACGCATCAATAATTTATAAAAACCATACGGAGTGTAACCCCTCAACATCCCGAAGCAGACACCCATGATATTCTCGGCAACTGTTACACATGTTAACGGCTTTGGCTTTAATATTAAAGCTTCCGACCTAATCTGCACTGTTACCTTCAGTACGCGCATGTTCGCATCAAGTTTCATCATATTCTCGACGAGGGGGTGCCCTGCATCGCAAGGTGGCATATAGACATTCAAGCCATTCCGGGTTGGGTCGTAAATTTGATAGATAAACTCTTGTCGCTCAATCACGTAGCAATGGGAAAATCCCTTTTTGAGTACATGACGCATAAAGTGGTCTGAGTCCATGAAGCACACATAGAAAATCCTGGGCCTATATGTCAATGACGATTCTGTGGGTTGGGTCTTCTTCAGTTGAGAGCACCTTGATGATTTCTTTGTTGTCGTAGTCTCTGATAACGATTTCAACCCTGACCATCTCCTTTAGCATCTCTTCAATCTCAGCTATCCGCTTCTTTAGGTTAACCGCTTGCGCCATTGCCTATCATCCCTTCAAGCTGCCTTACGCGCTCTTCCATCTCGTCGCGCTCTTTGATTGAGGCAAGCTTGCCAAAGCCATCAGCGAGCAGGTTGAATTCTTCAAGCGTCATGCTGCCATCCGCAAATGAACTCGCTGCCGTCTCAAATTGTTCCATAACTGTCTTCTGTTTTCCTGCGGCATTCTTCTCAAAAATGGGCTTCACTCTAATCGAGCGATTCTTCGTGATGCCAAAACGATTGGCCAGCTGCATATTGTAGATTTGATGGTTAAAGTCTCGATTCGCAAGGTTGTCTTCACCTCGCTCAAGCCATAAAGCCTCGCTTGCAGTGAGTCCGATTCGATACGCTTCTCTGAACGATGGATAGTTTTCAATCCAATGATAAAAAGTTTGCTTGCAGACCTCGATATCCGCGCAGAATCGTGCGACACTTCTTCCTTGCTTTAATGTTTCCTTCAAAAGACCTTCATATTCCCGATTAAACTTCTTGTTCGCATTGGACATAGTCCATCCTCTTTAGCTTATAAACCTTGTAGTGTGCCATCAAATCACACACCTAACATATTATCACGCCTAACATGGCCCGCCAGACAAATACGCCGTGATTGCGCTCTTAGCCTCGTCAAAGCTCCAACACGTACAAACACAGTACCCCTGCTCGATTAACGCCGTCATAACCCTGCCCTGGTCCTTACTGACCCGGCCCCCGGGTGCTTTCATCTCGAGAACCATCGCCGGCCACGTTTCCGTTGCCACGAACAGAACCATATCGGGGAAGCCAGCCTTCAGGCCCATCTTCCTTAACTTTTCCCCTGCCCTTGGCCCGACATTCTGACCGTTTGGCACGTGAATGAATAAATCATTCAGCTTTGGGTGTTGCATACTAAACCAGCTTACCAGCTGCTTTTGGTCGTCCGATTCCTTGTAGACCCTGACCGCCATAGATACTCCTTGTTTAGACTCGTAGCGACCCATCCAATAGGCCGTAGTAGAAATGCATAAACTTAATCCTGTACTTCTCCAGGTCGACCAAATAATCAATAGCCTCTGAGTAGTC